CTACAAAAACTAACACTCCAACTACTAACCAACCTTTCTTTTTCTTTTCTTCGTGCAATTTATATCTCATCATTTTCATTACCTCCTTGTAATGGTTTGATCGTCAGAACTAATTAACATACTTGCTATAATAGAGTCTTGATTAACTAACAAGGACTACTACTATGTGGACAAAACCATCAGCTACAGAAATGAGATTTGGCTTTGAAGTAACAATGTATGTAATGAACAAGTAATACTTGTAATACAAGTAATACACTAACCCTCAAGTTCTCAATGTCATTATAGTCTGAACCAATTCCAAACTACAATGGTAGGCATATGCCTCTTGAGGGAAGTGTAACCATAATCCCTAGAAAGGGATGTCTTCAAGATCCTCAACAGTATTTGCAACTGGTGCGCTAGATGCCACTGGTTGATCTTCCTTTTTATTCACTTGACCACTTAAATAAGTCAGACCACCTTTACTAACAGTTTTCCATAGCGCAACATCAAAATCAATGTTGGCGATAGTAACGCTTCCTGTGTAGTCAGGTGACTTATCATTCTTCTTTTCTTTAACCGCAAATATTGCCATACGATTATTGTTGTTGTACTCAGCCATTCTAATTCTCCTTTGGTTGATAAACTGGTTTCTTTTTCCATCTACTTGGCTTTGTATTAGTCTCAACATATTCTAAGAACTGGTGAGCATAAGGCAAATACCAATCAATGAACTCTTGGTCGTACACAATCTTTTCTGCATGAAATTCCTCAGGAGTCCAAACACCAAACCAACCATAAGGCGTTCCATGGGTAAAGCATTGTAGTTGTACCTGATACCAATATCTATCTGGTATCTTTGGGTAAATCTTTTGGGTGTAAGGACATTTCAATTCAATCCCTATATCCATATCTATCTCTGGGTCATAAATCCAACCATCAACTGATGCGCCTATAGGCTCTGATGGATGAACATGAAACTCGTTACCTTCTTTGCAGATCTCATCTAAATAAACTTCCATTGCAGACAATGCAGTTGATTCAAATTGATTACCATAAGCAGTCATCTCATTGCCCTGGAAAGGAGCTTTTAACAATGTGTACTCTTCAAATTTAGGAACTTGCTTGTCAATAATGTCATAACCCTGACTAGCAGTTACAACATTATGTCTGCGATTATCCTTTAGATGATTTGAGCTCATTAGCGTACTCCCTAACAACTTCTTGAATCTCAGGGCTAAGAGTAAAGAAGAACTTTTTTAGTGATCCTTCTTTATGAGCTCTTTCCATATTATTCTTTACGTTAGAGATAAGCTCGTCTGAGACTTTTTCTTTGGATGGGGTAGCTTCTTGTTGCGCTACTGCGTTACCAACTTCTTCAGCAGATGCTATAGAAGCATCAATGCCAATTCCAAGTATGCCTAAACATCTTCCGACACTACTGGTCTCTGCATTTTCTAATGCTGAAGTTTTATTGATAAAGGTAGATCCATCTTTTTCAGAAGCATGACCTGTAGACAAAATCGTACCATCATTAATTGCTGTAGCTTTAAAAGTATGAGTGCCATCAACAGATGATAACAACTCAGTAATGATTGTTCCTTGTGGGTATAACTCACGGAAGTGAGCTATACGTTCGTTGACCATGACATAAGCTTTACCTTTTATGTCTACTGTTTTTAGTTGTTTCATAAACATCTCCTTTAAAAAATTTATTGTAACACGTTGTTAATTTTGTTTCAAACTTTTAATTTCGTCTCTTATTTTTTTGTACAAATTATTATGTTTAAGGTTTCCGTAATCGGCTTTTCTTAACATCATTTTAAGGCACTTCATTCTTGTTTGTAGCTTTTGCATTCCTTGCCATTCAAGAGATACTGGACTCCAATATTTTTCAAAGTCATCTTTGGCAACCTTAACTGTTTGCAATTCTATGCCATCAGAAATGTATCTGCGCCTAGCAAAAGTAACCCACTTATTTCCACTAGTTACTAATAGGCTAAGAGAAAATCCTTCACGCCTATCGTAAAAAAAGTTTTCTGTTTTTTCCATTACAGTTTCTCCGTTAGTGGTGATTTATATTTGTTGTACAAAGAGATTGGAGCTAAGGCTTCGTAGTCTACTTTTGGAATATATACATATTTATTTATATAAACCATGTAGCCAACATGATCGTTGGCTTCATCGTAAACTTTAAAAAGTTGGTTATCCATTGCTTGCCTCCTTATACTCAGATGCCATTTGACTCATCTCAACTTCTGATGGCTGTTGCTCAAACACATACTGGTAAAGCTCTTCTAATTCTTTTGTCCATTCCATTTTAATTCTCCTTTGTAGAGGTGGCTTACGCCATTGCCTCTTCCATAATAATAGCTTTGCTAGTAGGACTGCTAAAAAGCAATCCTTCTAACTCTTCTGGGCGTACAACTAATTCTATAAACTTGTACCCAGTATCGTAATAACATTTAAGAGTTTTGCTATTTATAATAATGTCACCTTCACTAATACTAGCAAGACTTTGCTCTGGATTATCTATAACAATATTAATTTGTGGATGATTGTAACGATCAATGTCAGCGTTACCAAGATCTACTACTTCAGCTAGGCTATCAGCTTCAATGTCTGCAACATGATCATAGTCATGTATTAAAATGTCTTCGTTTAAATGTCTAGCGTGTCTTGCAACAGCATCATGACCTTTTTCGTTAATTAAATCTACCTCTGCATCTGTTAAACTAATTTGTAAAATGTGGTATTTCATGTCTAACTCCTTTGTTGTTTATTTAACCTACAAAAGAAGTATCCTTTATTGAAACAAAGTTGTCAACAACTTATTTCATTTATTTTAAATAATTATTTCACTAAAGTGTTTGACAACTAAATTGATTGGTAGTAATGTGGAGGGACTTACTGATTAGTAGGCAATTTTAGGAGAGGTTATGAAATATAAAGAAGTAATAAAAATGTTTAACAACAGTCGGAGAGAGTTAGCCAAGGAATTAGATGTATCAGTTCAGGCTGTATCTAAGTGGGCGCAAACTCCTAATGCAGAAATACCAAAGGTTCGTCAGTTTCAGGTTAAGACAATTTTAAAATTAGATGACTAGATTATTTACACATCAAGTTTTAGATTTTACTGGAGATCCATTAATGGCTTTCCAAAGTAAAAAAGAAGCAGTATGGTTTTGTCAGAACAAACCTGATTGTAAAATTATTCAGGTAGCAAAAAGACCAAGAAAAGAAAAATCATCCTTACCAGATTGGTGGGATAAAACTGAGGAGTGTTTATTTTGAAAATTAAGAACTGGGATAGGCATCAGCACTACAAGCTTAAAAATCCCAAAGGCAATAAAAAGATGCATTGGTTTAAGTTGTACGGAGGTGATCTTCTTAATGATGTAGATTATGCAGAGCTAAGTGATAAGAATAAATTAGCACTGATTGAGCTATGGTGTTTAGCTAGTCAACACAACGGAGAACTTCCAGAAATAAAAGTTATATCTTTTAGACTAAGAAGGTCAGTTGAAGACATTGAAAGTAGCCTAAAATCACTAGGTAACTGGATAATCCTAGACAAAGTATATACCTCGTCTAGAGTAGAGGAGAGGAGAGTAGAGGAGAAGAGAGTAGAAGAGAGGAGAGGAGATGAACATTTCGCTACTTTCACATTTTAGTAAGGTAAGTAAAACTACTAAAAGTAATTCTTACAACTGCTTGTGTCCAGCGCATGAAGATCGGTTAGCAAGTCTTTCTATAAAGTTTGCTGATGATGGTAGAGTTCTTATGCACTGTTTTGCAGGATGTGACATTACATCTATTCTTGGAGCAGTAGGTTTAGATCTGGATGATATTGTCCCAGAAAGAAAAGACCTATTAAAACCATTAGGAAAAATATATAATCCTTTTGCGGTACTTAAAAGTTTACAAGATGAAGTTCTTTTGGTAGCAGTTGTTGCAGCTGAACTTGCTCAAGGTAAACCTTTAGAAGAAGGTGACCGTAAGAGATTGTTAGAGTCAGTCAGATTAATAAGGGAGGGTTATGAGTACGCTAAACGATAAAGTAAAAAGTATGATTGTAAGGGAGTCTGAGATTCAAAGTTATTTTGCCACAAGAGATAACGATGAACATACAAACATACACAATCCATCAAGCTATATAGAACAGGTACAGGAATATTTTAATGGTGATTACCATAAAGGTGTGACACTACCGTGGGAAAAAACTTACGATGGATTTAGAGTTCGTCCAGGTGAAGCATCAATAGTTTCTGGATTTTCAGGATCAGGTAAGTCAATGATACTTAGCCAGATGAGTTTAGGTTTATTAGAAAAAGATTACAAGACCATGCTTGCATCTTTTGAGTTGCAACCAAGGTCTTCATTAGCAAGACTACTAAGACAAATGTCTGGATCAAGATTGCCAAGCAATGAGTTTATTGAGGAAAAGATTAACAGCCTTGATGGTAAGCTTTATCTTTACGATCAGCAGGGCACAGTTGGAGTTGAGAGCATAATTAGCGTAATTTACTATTCTGCGGAAGTTCTCGATTGCAAGATTGTGATTGTGGACTCACTCATGAAGTGTGGAGTTGCTGAGGATGATTACGAAGGGCAGAAGAAATTTATTGATCGTATCTGTGTAGCTGCTAGAGATTTAAATATTCATATATTTGTGGTAGCTCATTCTAAAAAATCTAATAGTGAATACACTGATGCTCCAACTAAACATTCTGTATCAGGATCAACTCACATAACAAACCTTGTGGACAATGTGTTTGTGGTTCATAGAACACACAGAGATCAACGCTTAGAGTTGGGTCAAATTAGTCAAGAGGACTTTGTCAATATTCCAGATGCACAACTGTATTTAGTTAAGCAAAGGCACTACGAGTATGAGGGTCATTGGAATTTTGATTTTAATCCAGAATCATTAACTTACGCATAGGAATATTATGTCAGATGATAAAAAAGATTTAAAAAGTTTTACTCAAGAGATAATTAAAGAATTTGGTATGGATGTTAATTATCGTATAAAGCTAGAAGATGGTGGTGTTTATAAATCTTCTGGTTGGGACGAATCAGTTAGACAATGGAGGGTAAAAAATGGTCGTCAAAAAAACTATAACAAAAGATAACGTAAACAATATCATTGACATGATAAAAGGGTTAGACTTTACCAAACCTTGGAGAATGCAGTTGAGTGAATATAAATTTAACAGAACCACTGATCAAAATTCTAGGTATTGGAAGCTGTTAAGATCCATTGGTGATTATATTGGTTACGAAGAAGATGAGATGGATGCGCTAATGAAATATAAATTTTTATCATCTGAGATTGAAGTTGGCGGTGAAACTATTATTAAAGTAAAAAGCACATCACAACTCAATACAAAAGAAATGGTAGAGTATCAAGAAAATATCCAGAGTTGGGCGATGCAATATGGATTTAGATTTAGGGAAGATGATGAGTAAAAAGAAAAGTAAAACTAAAGACGAACGTCAATGGCTAAACAAATTGTCAGAGTTTGGTTGTTGCATTTGTCGTAAGCACCATGATGTATCTGATCCACCTCCATGCAATCTTCATCACATTAGAGAAGGTATGGGGATGGGACAAAAGAACAATGACTTTATGGTAATACCTCTTTGCCACTATCATCATCAAGGTGAAGATGGATACCATACAAGCCCAAAGACTTGGATAGAAAAGTACGGAAAAGAAAGTGAAATGCTAGAATGGGTATTGGATCAACTATGAAGATTATTCCTATTGAATCAAACCAAACTTATGACTGGTTGTTGAATGTTCATTACGCAAAAAGAATACCTCATATTATGAAGGCATTTGGATTATATGATGGAGATGCTTTAATTGGCGTTGTTACTTACGGGATGCCTGCTTCTCCAAGTTTATGTATGGGTATTTGTGGTAAAGAATATTCAGATAAAGTATTAGAGTTGAATAGACTTTGTTTAATGAACAACGACAAAAATCAAGCAAGTATGTTAGTTTCAGGTTCTATTAAACTATTGCCTAAGCCTACAATAGTAGTTTCTTATGCTGATCATGCACAAGGTCATGTAGGATATGTTTACCAAGCAACTAATTTTTTATACACAGGGTTATCCGAAAAAAGAGTTGACTGGACTATTAAAGGGCAAGAGCATAAGCATAGCAAAACAATTAGTGATGGCATGACTTTAGAATCTATTAAAGAAAAGCACGGAGATGATTTTTATTATATTGAAAGATCAAGGAAACATAGATACATTTTATTTCATGGAACAAAGAATGATAAAAAGATTTTAAGAAGCAAACTTAAATATGAAGTACAGCCATACCCTAAAGGAGAAACAAATAGGTATGACATTACTCATAAGCCATCCACTCAAGTAATCATGGAATTTTAACAAAGGAGATATTATGAAAAAAATATTATTAGTTGGATTGTTTTATGTACCAATAGCTTTAGCTGAGTCAGTAAATTACTTTAGTCCTGATGATGGTCAGTTAACTATTGTAGATAATGCACAAGAAGTTAGGGTGATTGTAGACCAAAACGGCTCACAAGGGTTAGAGATAACTCCAAGCAACACTGGTCAAACATTTGTTTATGGTGATGAACTAACGGTTATTGAATCAACACCATTGGGAATTATTAGTTACTAGGAGTAAATTATGATAGACATTCACAAAAACTGTAAAATGGAGAAAACTTGCAATGGGAAAAGGTAGTGGTAGAAGACCAAAAGGATTAGTTAGCGATCAAAAGTTACAAGATAACTGGGATCGTATATTTAATGCAAAGCCTAACTCAGATCAGTTTGAACAAAACGGAGCTGTTGTTAAGCAACATATAGAAAAGGTTGCTTGGCGAGATGAGATGGTAAAAGAAGATCATGAGAAATCAATAAGGGAGAGAGCTGATGGCGATATCACCGACACAAAGAACTCTTAAGCGCATGAAAGAAAGTGGTGAATACGCTTTAGTTCAAGTAGTAGAAAAATGGAATCCATTTGCACGCATTCGTCAAGATTTATGGAATTTTGATATCTTGGGAGTATCTAAAGATGGTGAGCTTCATTTTATTCAAGTAACAACAAAAGGAAATATGAAGGCAAGGGAAAACAAAATAGCTGACAGTGAATATACCCCTCACCTTAGAAACGCAAACCTTACGTTGTTAGTAGAAGGGTGGGCAAAGGTTGAAGGTAGATGGAAGTCTTTTATAACGGATGTATCTTAGGAGGATATTATGGCAGAAGGATTAGCAGCACAAGATAACGAATATATTTTTACATTTGATGATGGTAGAAAGATTAAAAGGGCGAAGTTAGCAGATTTAATTCTTGATACTATTGGGGATGATAAGAAGCACACAGCAGAGATTGCAAATGAAATTGGTATGAATTATCAGTCAGTGTTTGCGGTTATTAGAACATTAGTTACTACTGAGCTTTTACTTAGCGAGAAGATGAGTAGAAACACTGCTTACAAAAAACCTAAGGGATGCGCTTTAACTGATTACTTTAATCATGGTAAGGGCATTAAGGATTTTAAAATTAATAGCAGTAAAAAATATAAGGCAGAGGATTTTCCTAATGTTAGCTTTGGTGGTAAGAGTGGTTATGAGCAATACTCTAGCAATTACAGCAACACTATCTACGAAGGTGGCGAATGAGCTTACCTATTTCTAGGATACTTTATTTATTAGATGCTTGGGCAAAGTGGATGAGATTTGACAACCACCGCCTAGGCTTTCCAAGCAAGTCAATTATGATGAGCACTGGTGGATCTTCTGAGAATGTATTTGAAGAAATGGTAGATGATAGTGACAAACGTAACGTAATTATCCTTGATGCCATCATTACAGGGTTGCCTGTAGAGCAAAGAGAAGCTATTTATTTTAAACATTTAGGTGCAAAAGAACCATTTGCCTCAGAATTTAAATACCAAGATGCCTTGGAATCCCTTGATAAGCTTGCCTCTAAAAGAATTTATGCATAAATGTTGTTTAGTTGTTGACAACTTAGTTGCTATATAAGATAATTCTTTTGTAGGTTAATTAAACAAAAGGAGATTTAAAATGGATACAAACAGAATACACGGACTTTATATCACAGAAGATCAGGCATATGACTTAGC